ATGAAACCATCTGAACTTAAAACTTTTCTTGTAGCATGTATCTTGAACCGTCAACCCGTTTTGGTGGAATCGGCCCCGGGTTACGGCAAGTCAGACATTATTGCAGCGGCCGCAATTGAGGCCGGGGCCGATGAGATTAAATTGCACCCAGTGGTTGACGAACCAATAGATTACAAGGGCTTGCCAGTACAGACCAAAACGGGGGCCGACTTCATACCGTTTGGAAACCTCAAGGCCCTTATGTCTGCTAAAAAACTAACAGTCGTACATGTTGAGGATTTAATACAGGCCCCGGAATCGGTTCAGGCCGCACTAATGCAACTGATTTTAGGCCGCCAAGTTAACGGCAAAGCGATAAGCGACAAAATCGTTTTTATCGCTTCGACTAATCGCCGCCAAGACAAGGCCGGGGGCCGACAAATAATAAAACCACTTCATGAACGCTTTACAGCCGTTATTAACCTGGACCTTGACAATGATGACTGGCAAGCATGGGCCAATCAAAACGGAGTTAGCCTTGAAACAAGGGCCTTTTTACGCTGGAAGCCTGCCTTGTTGGTTAACCCAAGGTTGACGGTGTTTGCCGACCGGATTCACAAAATAAGCGGATTGCCTGAAAGTATCAAATTTGAAGCCGTTGCCGGCCGTGTTGGGGAAGGTTACGCCGCCGAATTTTACGGTTTTTTACGGGTTATGGAATCAATGCCGGACCCGGCCGAAATATTGAAAAAGCCCAATACGGCACCATTACCAGGGGGCCATGAAACAAGTATACGGTACGCCATCGCTTGCGCTTTAGGGGGCCTGGTAAAAACAGAAAAGGCGTTTTCGGCCGCAATCGAATATTTAAAACGTTTTGGGGCGGCCGAATGGTTACGCCTTTTTGTCTTGGAAACTACAACGGCCAGGCCGGAACTTAAAGACACCAAAACCTATATCGGTTGGGCAACCGAATATGACCAAAAACTAGTTGCCTAATGTTTGAAACTTGAGGCCCCCCCGGGGGCCTTTTGTTTGAAACATTAACCGACAAATACTTACTCTAACAGACAGGAGAAACAAGTCATGACCATGTTAAATGAAAAGGCTATGTTGATAACCCTTAATATCACTCATTGCACAACAAGGGCCGGTGACAAAGACGTCACCGAGCAAGTTTTAAGAGCCCATGGGGCCGATGATAAGGCCGGAGCCTTTAGCAAGGAACTTATCTCAAAAGACCATATCGGGGCCGTCAAGAAACTTGAGGGCCAGGCCCGAAACTACTTAAGGGAAAAAACATTACCTTGGCTCGATAATGGACAGCGTATTTTACCAGCGAGATTATATACCGAAGTCATACAAGACCTTGGAAAAATCAAGGCCGAATGGGAAACGGCCGTTAATGATTTTTTAGGACAGTACGACCAAGTGAAACGCCTTGCCAGGGCCAGGTTAGGCCGACTCTATAAAGACGACGATTTTCCTAGTGTTGTCGATATGGAGAAAAAATTCAAATTTGATTTTTCATTTTTGCCTATGCCCGATGCCGGTGATTTTAGGATTGCCGACAAAAAGGTTGTTGAGCAAATAAAGGCGCAAGCGGAACAACAAATTAAAGAAACCTTGCAGCATAGCGTTAATGACTTGTTTGTTAGGATTAACAAGGTTTTAACCGAAGTCGTCAAGATAAAAGACCCGGATAAAATATTCAGGGATAGCTTAATCGGCAATGTTCAATCATTGGTTGAAACCTTACCAGCCTTGAACTTGACAGATGACCCGGAACTTAACAAGTTAGCCAAGGAACTTGGGGCCAAAATAGCAGAAACCACGGCCGAGGATCTTCGTAAAGACAAGAAAAAGCGCGCACAAGTAGCTAAGGACGCCGAAACCCTACTTGATAGGGTTAAAGGCTACGTTTAACAAATAGGCCCCCCCGGGGGCCTTTAATCAAGAGGCCCCCCGGGGGGCCTTTTGGTTAAGGGTAACATCAAAACAGACAGGAGATAAGAACATGATGGATAAAATAGGGCCTTTACACAAGGCCAGGGCCGACATGATTCTAACAGACCCGTTTTTTGCTTCATTGGCAATGAAACTTACTATCATAAAGGATTATCATTGTGATACGGCCTGGACCGATGGAATGAATATTGGTTATAACCCGGAGTATGTCAACGGGTTAACCCGGGGCCAGGTTAAGGGCCTTTTGGCTCATGAGGTTTTGCATTGTGTTTGTCTGCACCATACCAGAAGAAACGGCCGCAATCATACAATTTGGAACGTGGCCGGTGATTATGTCATTAACCTAATTTTGAAACTTGGTTATTATGAATTACCTCAAGGTGTTTTGCTCGATTTTCAATACAAGGGCCTTGATACGGACCAAGTTTATAATCTGGTATTAGAACTAGCCAGGCAGCAAGAGGCCGCACGTAAAGCCGCACAAGAGGCCGACCAGAGCCAGGCAGAGGCCCCCGGGGCCGACCAGAGCCAGGCAGAGGCCCCCGGGGCCGACCAGAGCCAGGCAGAGGCCCCCGGGGCCGAACAGAGCCAGGCAGAGGCCATCGGGGCCGACCAGAGCCAGGCAGAGGCCCCCGGGGCCGACCAGAGCCAGGTAGAGGCCCCCGGGGCCGACTGGCAAGGACCGAAACCATGGGGAGAAATAAGGGATTGCCCCCGGGATGAAGCGGGGGCGGCGCCCGATACGGCCAAGATAAGCCAAGACTGGCAGATTGCAACAAGACAGGCCGCGCAAGTGGCGCACAAGGCCGGAAAATTGCCAGGGATATTTAAGACGTTTATTGAAGCTTTGGCAGAGCCAAGCGTCAACTGGAAAGACGCCTTGCGGGATTTTTTGACGGAAAGAAACCGTAATGACTATTCATGGTCAAGACCGTCAAGACGTTATGCCGGCCGGGGCGTGATTCTGCCCGGGTTATCTAATCAGACGCCGCCGCCGTTGGCCGTGTTTGTAGATACATCAGGCAGCGTCAACCATGACATGGTTAAGGGCTTTTTGTCGGACATTCAAGGAATGACCGACCATGTAAGCGAAATGGTTGTCTTGTGGATTGACGCCGTTATTCAAGGTAACCCTGTTGATATTGATTGTAGTACTGATATTACCCAAATACAGCCTTTAGGGGGGGGCGGAACTTCATTTAGGCCAGGGTTTAAATGGTTGGCCGAACAAACCGACTATGAGCCGGAAGTGGTGATTTATTTCACCGATGGACATTGCCGCCGTTTCCCCGATACCCCCCCGGATTTACCGGTTTTATGGGTATTATGGGAAAGAAACGATTCTTTCAAGCCGCCTTTTGGGGAAGTCATAACAATGATATAGGCCCCGGCCCCCGGCCCCCGGAATAACCCGGGGGCCTTGAGTAAAAACACGATGGAAGGTAAAACATGAAAGCATTATCAGTACAACAACCATACGCTAGTGGTATAGCTTGCGGCGCAAAAACGATTGAAGTCAGAACTTGGCAAACAAAATATCGAGGTCCCTTGCTAATTTGTGCAAGCGCCAGGCCGAAAATAGACCTTGACGGTTTCGGCCCCTTGCCGACCGGCCAGGCCGTGGGCTTGGTTGACTTGGTTGACATTCAGCCGTTTACGACCAAGCATAGACGGGGGGCCTGCATCCCCAAAGGCGAAGAACTGCCCGACGGCCTTTATGCCTGGATTCTGGCAAACCCCCGGAACGTCAAGCCCGTCCCGGTCAAGGGCAAGCTGAATCTATTTGACGTAAAAGACGAAATTACCCTATTATAAAACATGCTCGGGGGCCGGACAGGCCCCAAAATACCACGGAGATTAAGACATGCCGGCCAATAAAGCCAGCGGAGTTATCCGCCGAACTATCGAACTAAAGCCCCATGAGGCCGCCGTATGGGACGCTGTAAAGGCCCAGGGCCAGGGCCAGGGCCAGGGTTTTAAGGAAATTACCTTGGCCTTGTGGCGGGCCTGGCTCGCCCACCCGAACATAATCAATTTTGATCCTGAAAGAAGCAGAAAGGGGGAATAATATGCTTACCCCTGGTTCATCATGTGCGGTTTTCACAGCGCACAACGATGATGAAACCGTGTTCATGGGCGGAACCATTTTATTGAATCCACACGTAAAGTGGTATGTTTTTTCGGCAGTATCAACACGTTGGGAGGGAACCGCAGAAGCGGTTAAACGCTATAACGATAACAATGTGAAATCAATGTATATACAGTGTTTCCATTTACCAGATAAGGACAAGGAAAAAGAGATTCGAGAAAATATTGAGCCGTGTTACAGCATAATTATGGGAGGCATAACCACCCAATTTGACATGGTATTCACCCATAATCAACGAGGTGAGTATGGGCATGAAATGCACATAATGGTCAACAGAGTGGTCCGCAGGGTGTTTGGAGACAAATGTCCGATATGGGAGTTTATCTGCCCGGGGGCCGGGAATGTTGATCCACAACCAAGGTTCAAAGAGGATTGGGTAGTTCCAATTGACAAGAAAACTCTTGAGCGAAAAAATGATATTTTCATGGAATCGTACCCAGACCAAATGTATTTGTGGCAAAATCTAAACGACGTAATGGTCTATGAGTTCAAGACAGGTCCTGAAATTTTCACTCGGTACGATTCAAGCGGAACGTGCGTTAAGTAGTCACCACCAAATACTTAAACGACGGGCGGCCCCAAATCGGGGCCGCCTCTTTTTTCCGCCTTTGACCGTCCCTGTATCCGGCCTATTTCTTCCACTTAAGCAACTGGGTTTTGTCCCAGGTCCGCGACCCGACATACCCCAGGTAACCGAGCCCAAACAAGCTCCAAACCGCGTCCGGTATTGCGTTTAGCCAGGACGCCAAGCCTACTCCGATAGCGGTCGCAATATCCGGCCGCCAGGCGGACACCAAACCCATGGGAATCCCCATTAGAATCATGAGATAAACCACGTAGAGGAACGAGGGCCGCGCCCGGGAAGTCCACTTGTCCGCGCTTTGGGCTTCCGCAATCAAGATAGACATGGCCGCCTCAAGCTCTTTGAACTCGCCGTTCTGAGCCATTTGAGCAAGTTCCAGCTTGGCCTTGGCCGCCTGGTTCGCATCGGGGAAAATCTTGTCAATCACCTTTTCCCCGACGCTTAAAAGTGCCGTAATAGGGTCAAACGCCATGGGCCATTACCTCACATATTAAGTATTAGGACATGCCGCCAAGCGATGTATCCGTAAAGGCCGATGAGGACAAGGTAAACCGGAATCATCCACCAAAACGGGCAAAACAGCCAAAGCACAAGGATCGCCACCACGGCCAGGAACTTCACAACCATAAGCGCCGGTCCCACGCCGATCTTGAGCATCAGCCACCGGACGGCCGGGTTCAGTTCCCGGGCCGGTTTGTCACCCACGATTCTGAACGTGGTCAAGGCGTCCACGATCTGGAGCAAAATCAAGACCACCACCAAGACAATCAAGATTAACTGCATAATACTTGTTACCCCCTGTATTCAGCCCGCCGTAGCCAGCCGTTTTTGAATCTCGCCTGTGAAGGCTTTCTCTCGATAATCCCCAGGTAAAACGCCCTTTGTTCCCTGCAGTACCGGTCCAGCAGGCCCGCCAGGTCGGCCGTCTCGGCCTGGTAAACAGCCGACATGGTTTTCGGGCCGAACACACCATCCGGCTTGACTATAAAAGTGCCGTCCGGCTTGACGCCAACGGCCTTTTGCAACAAGATCACGGCCCGCTTCACGCCGCAATTGACGGCCACGTTGAAATGTTTCCGGCCCAGGGCCGGGGCCAGAGTATCCGCCTTGGAAGCAAGCCAAAACTTTTCGTAATAGAAGCGTTTCAAGTGGGCTTGCAGGAAGCTATTCCCGGCCATGGCCCCGTTGTCGGGCTTGAGCCGATCAACGATTGTCCACCCTGGCCAATCCGGGTGATTCACTCTCGACACACCCGCGTAGGTTTCGCCGCCGGTATCCACGGGATCGTTAACATAGCCGCCTTCGTGGGCCATGACATGACCATAGCCCCGTTCAAAGTTCGGCCCAAAATCCCTATTGCAGATTGCCGCCAAGTCGAGCATTATTTCCCCCTGAAAATTTCCAGCCAACCTATTGCGCCCGCCATTAGAGCCTGAATAAGTATTAGCCACCTACTCCATGTTGCCGTGGTCTGTTTCAGGCGCGCCACTTCGCCCACCAGGCCCTTGTCACCGTCCGGCCCATAGATTGTTCGCTTTACGCCCGCCACGTCCGCCTTAGCGGCTTCCAGGTCGTCACAATCATTTTTGGCCCGGGTTTCGATCACGCCCAACTGCCGAACGACATACATCCGAAAGGCAGTCTCATCGTTTGCTATTTTGGCGATGAAGTCTTCGGTCATGGGTCCGGCCCGATTAATGTGAATCTTCAGGGGTTACGTTCACATACCCCTTACTCAAGAAAGAGAATCCCAATTCCCTTACAACAATGTTGTAGCCGGTTTGGGAATCTCGGGGTGTGAACCTAATTCCCGCGGCCGTATTGGTCGTACAACGCAAATAAGCGGTGTGAAACAACACGCCAAGGGGGGCGTTTATGTTATAGCCGGTCCCTGAATAGTAGGCCGACAACTGAGGCGGGAAAAGCGCCAGTCGAAGCCCCGGAGGCGTCCCGGCTCCCGTGTAAGCCACTTCAACAACAAGGTCCAAGTCAACGGGGCAGCCGACCGGAGAAAACGTGTCAATACTATGTCCGCCAACCGCAAATATTCCGCTGTATAAACCAACAGGCTCGGCCAGGCGATACACTTGGTCACTTTGCCAGAACGGGATAATGGTTGAAGCAGTATTCGACTTGAAATATCCCACCAGCGCGAAATAGTTATATCCCGTGGGGGCATAGCTTAACGGGTTGGTAAATTCCGGGTTGATAACGCCGCCGTGAATCATCAGCGTGCAAGCGCCGGTCCCATTGGCGTACACATACAGGCAATATCCAGTGTTGGCCGTGGCAAGCGTTCCGCTTGTTCTTCCACCAGCGCCGGAAGCCGTCAGGTCCGCCTCTAACACCTGGTTCTTAAGCTTGATCGTGTCTCCGGTTACAGACGCGACAACAAGCTCTTGGAACTCCAGGTGAACCAAAGGGGAACTCGCGCCGTTAGACCGAATAAACAGGCCGAAAGACTGCCCCATGACCGGGCTACCGGCCAACACGACATTAGCGCCCGACCGGCCAACCTCATACCAGGCCGTCCCACGCCGCTGGAAGTCGATATAACTATCGGTTACGTCAAGGGTAAAATCCGCATCGGTGGACAGATAAACCTGTCCATTCCCACCGGCAGCATGTTTGATTACCACGTTCTGAGCCGCATTGGCGGCCCGGAGCCGAACGATACTTCCGTCTGGCATATCGGTATAGTCGATATTGGTCAGATCGTCCGCACCCGCCGCCCCCTCGGTCGCCACGGCGTTACTCGATACGGCCGGACGAACTACTCCCGACGCGATTGTCAGGCTTCCCTCGGCCGCGCCCCCGGGCAACTGCTTGGTCCCACCAAGCCACGATTCAAACGCCGCCTTGACCTCGGAAACGATCCGAGCCACATTGGTCAAATATCCCGGTTCAGGAAGCGCCATATCAAAACCTCACCAGTTAATAGTTATTCGGAATTGCCGACCCTGAATGTCCAGCCGGTAATTTTCCCCTGGTCAGTCCCACCCGGAATCATCAGCTTGAACCTATACTCTTGCTCCGTGATTGCCTCCAGTTTGCCGGGCCAGGCCCGCCAGGCCCCGCCCGACCAGTAATAAAGAACATGGGGGCCGCCTTCGGTTGTCAGGTCGATAGTCAGGGCCGGGTTATCATAGGTCAGGCCGGTTCCCGGGTCAGTCAGGTCCGGGGTGAAGGTAGTCTCATATATTAACTGCTTATAGTTTGTGTCCCAAAACAGGGAATCATCCGACCGCCAAAAAAGCTCACCATCATCCGGCCAGAACAAACCTTCATAGGCCAATATTTCGGCCGACCCGTCCACGGCACGGTAACCGCCGGTCACTTCCCCGGGGAATGAGTCGGCGTCTTCAAAGTCCACCCAAAAATCAAGGCCCGTATCGTCAATGGCTTCCCCTACCTCAAGCGCCCCTATTTCATCGTCCGATACCAGGCGGAGCCAGCGGCCGCACTCAAATATTTCGCCGTTGAACCATTGGGAAGCCGTGCCTGTGTTATTGGACGTATAAGCCCCCAGGCTCAATTGAGCGTCCATAATCAGCCAGCGTGGGAAGACACGTCAACAGACCCCAGGTTGACGCCATCCACCCAAAGGGTCATCTCGCCGTCCCGGTCCACGGTAACCGCCGCCGTGTGAGGCTCGGTGTCGTCAATCACCACACCGGCCAGGGTGTTTGAATTGGCCGTAACGGTTGGATTCACGCCGGACACATAGGCCAGGCCGAATGAGAACCGAAGCGCGTGGACCGTATCCAATTGCAGAAAATAAACGTTATAATCCGTCCCGCTCGCGCCGCCGGTACTATCCCTATGGTGGATCAATTGTTCATTTGCGGCTGTAACCGAAGATCGCCTAAACTTAATCCAAAACGACATATCGGACGTTCCCGGGCCGCGCATATAATACTTTCTCAAGTAAGCTTGGTTGGCAACAGAGCATGGGAATCCGACTTTTTGCAGACCGTGATTGACCACCCAGGCCGGGGCCGCCGTGCCGTAAACATAAACATGGTTATAAGGTGCGGCGCCGTAGCCGCCTTTGTCCGTCACTTGACGGGTGTCATTAAACCGATACCAGGCAAACAGATCGTCCATGGCCACGTCGGAGCCGGCAGACCATTGATAGGCTTCCGTGTCGGTCAGCCCCCGGGTCCAAATCCGGCAATCGTCAAGCTCGCCGTCAAAACATAGGTCAGACTGATAATAGGCCCCAAGAACCGTTTTCAGTCCGGCCAGGTTAAAGCTGGTCACATAGGCCGCGTCAATAACCTTCACTCCATCCAGAAACGCCTTGACCTTTGCGCCGTCGTAGCTGAACAACAATCGGTGCCAAGAAGCCGTATCCGTGAAGGCAATACTTTGGTTGACGGTGTTATTTTTCAGCCAAAACCTTAAGAGATTGCTTTGTAGGCCGAACATTATTTCGCCGTAGGTTGAAGCAAAATCCCCCATGTAAAACAGGCCGTCGTTGCCGCTCGTTACGTCCGCCTTGAATTTCAGGCCCACGGCCAAGCTCGTTACGCCGTTACCAATCGCCGTCCCAATAGCATCGTTGTATAAATGTTGGCTGGTTCCCGAAAACGGCATGTACCAGTCATTAACCCCAGGCAAGTTATCCTGCCCGCCGGTTCTGTACTGATAGGCTTGCACGGTCGCATAGGCCATAGTCATGTCATAAGTGCCGTGCATATCCTTGACCGTAAACGGTGAGCAGATATACCCCCGGGGCCGGGCCACCTTGCGGGCATAGACTTTTTGGTAAACCTCGGTTCCAATATCCACAAGCCCGAAGTCTTTATAGAGGCTGGCCGCGTTGGCGCTCTCATTCCCGGCTGTGTCCACGGCCTTGACCAGAAAAGTTTTTTGCCCGTCCGCCAGGTCCGCAATCGGAAGGCTCGACATAGCCAAAAGGCCATCGTGAGCCGGTTGGGCAATCTCCCAATTGTCCACGTCACCGTTGCAATACCGGACCACAAAGCCGTTGAAGTCCACCGGCTTCACCGGGTAGACCCAGGATAGAATCCCGGCGTTAAGCGCCAGACCGGTAACGTCCGGGGGCAGTGTGGCCGTACCAATCACGACTTGGTTATAACGTTCGGTCCAAATGCTGGTCTTGCCCGTGGCGAACCGATACCGAAACCGCAGATCATAGGCAACGCCAACTTCCACATCCGTTATCGAAACCTGAGCGGTAAAACCCTCATCAACACGGAACCCAAGCCAGGGGGCCGCATCGTCCGCGTCGCTCGGCCGATAGGAAACGTCCATACCAACAATCTGATCGAACCCCAGGCCCGCCTTGTAGGCAAAAGTCACCACGAAGCGGGGCAGCCATCCGCCGCCCACGGCGCGAAGCAAAACCGTCTCATCGGATAGGATCGTATCCACGATAGGCGGGGCGTAGGTTTTCAAAACCTCATAGGGCGGAGTAATACCGGACTCATAGGGCGGCATGATAATTTCGGCCGTGTGAATCTCCGGGGCCGCGTCCACAGCCTTGACCATGGCCGTCAGGTTGTCTTGAGGCTCGACTGAATGAATAATCAGTTGTGCCGTCTCGTTGCCAAGTTCCCCGAAATAGCCCATATCGCCCACGGCCGGGCTATCGGCCAACAGTTCCGGCCCCAAGAACTCAAGCTCGTTGCTCTCGCCCTCATGGGTTACCAGGTCGATCAAGACGGCCGTGCCGTCCGCCCGCCAAAACCTCACTGCATAATCTTTATCGGCCGCCATGGGACACCAGCAATCAAGCACACAGCCGGTCACATAGTCCACGCCGCCAACGTTCACGGCGTCAATACTGGTCACCCTGCCTTGAGACACACCCCAAAGGGTGACATCGTGTCCGCACTCGATCAGGTCGCCACGCCGGGCCGCCATGTAACCAAAATCGGCATACCAGGTATAGACTTCCGGCCGATAAATCAACGTGGCCATGTGATACACGCCATGGGACCACGCCAGGGCGGCCGTGTTGATCCCCGCCAACGGCAGTTGTTCAAACAACGTGGCCGTGTTTTCATCATAGGGCGGCCGGTAAACAATAACCTCGTCGTCTTCGTAATTCTTTTCCCGGTTGGCAAACAAGCAACGGAAAGCATGGGGCAGTTCATTAAAAACACGCTCGGCCGAAAATCCCCAGGAATTGCGCGGGCCGAAAGCACCCTTGACAACAAGGTCCGGTCTATCCTGAATCACTGAATATTTGCCGTTGTAGAACGTTAGCGCCGCACGGCCACAAGCCGCAATCTCTTTAGACAGGTCGGTTTGGCCGACGCGGTAATCCAGCGGGTTGTTATACTCCAAACCCAATGCCGTGCATCGCTCATGCCAGTTCTGAAAATCCTCCAAATGGACAACAGCGTCCGGCATTGGAATAGCCGCCGCGTTCCCCTGCCAGACCTCACGGAGACACGACGCCGGGTTATTGGTGGCCCTCAAGTGCCATGATTCACTGACACTATCCCAATCTCTCAAGATACTGGTCGCCGTCAATGACACCTGATCCACGGAGCCGCTAACGGCCGTGGCCGGGACAAATAGGGCCAGCTTGGCCAGGGGCTTATTGAAGCTCGACGGTTCCCCTCCGGTCACAGTCTTAAGTGAAGTCCAATAACAATCATCAATGTATTGCGCCGTGTCCGTGTCAGGGGTGATTCTGCGAACCCGGACTGTATATTGCCCGCCGTCCACCGGGAACCGGTAAGAGCGCCGGACAGGTGTCCCCTGCTTGGCCCCCACGGTGAACGGCGCGGCCAGAGTTCCGGCCGATACGGCAATGTTTTCTTCCCCGACTACGGGAATACTTGGTGTGAAGTCTGAAAGATTTTGACGCCAGGGAGCGGTTGGCGTTCTCTCATCCCAAATCTGTTGCACCTGGGCGGGGCTTCCCTGGGCGCGGAAACGGCATATCGGAGCGGCATAGCCTGGCACGGGCGGGGGTACAGTGGCGTTGCCAAACAAGACTTCATAGCTGCCGGCATACTTGTTCTGGACAACGCGACCCAAGTAGCCATTGGGATACATTATGCCGTGACTCCAACTGAAAACCTCAACCGTGGCCGCGTCAATGGCTTTCCACTCGGTTGAAATGCTCCAGTTTTCAGTATTCACAGGCGCATACTGGATTTCAAAATCTACCCAAAGTTTGGAAAACGTTCCGTCGTCACCGATGAAATAAAGCCCGCTCGGGAACGTCAGGTCCACAATGATTTCGTCACAGTTGCGCCCGGTGGTCTGATAGAAAAACGTGGCCGAATTGGTGAGCTTTAGAGATAATTGCTTATCAACGACCGCAGTCGGATAAAGCGTCAACGGGGGATCGTCTTCGTAACCGTACCGAACCTCATATTGCAGGCCCTTGATACTGTTTATATCCACATCGCCAATCAAAATATCTTCGATCTGCAAGGGGCCGTAACCGATCACGTAATAAAGCCGTATCCACTGTTGACCGTCGATCACTTCGGTATAAGGCGTTGCGCCCATCTTGGGGATAACACGGTGCCTTCCCAACGGCCGGGCGATAGGGCCATATTTGTCTATTGCATTATTACCCCCGGAAATGCTCGGACTGGCCGTGTTGTTCAAGGCAGACCCGGCATCCCCCTTAAGGTTCGCCTCTTGTGGCGGGCAGAGAGCATTTACGGCCATCATTCCGGCCATGGATATACCAACCGTCACGGCAGCCGTGGCAATTGTGGCGGCCGCTCCAGTGAGCCCCAACAGTGGAGCCGCCGCCCCGCCCGTCCAGTAAGACAGCGCCATAACAGCTATCGTCAGCAGCACCCGAAACGGGTTCTTTCCGCCCTCGCCGCCCCCGGCCGGAACGCCGCGCACAGTGACCACGGCCCCATCCCTGGGGACAACAAAATCCCATTTGTCCGCAGAGACCAGCTTGTCACCAACAAAGATTAACAGGTTAATACTTGAGCGGGCCTTGACCGGAATCCCGGCCTCTTGCAGCATTTGGGTAAGTGTCTTCCCGGCCTCGACCACCCTGTCTATCCGGGTCAGGGACATTGGAAGCGGGCAATAAATCAATTGGTGAGACTTGGGCGAATCCTGCATAGCGATAAAACCCCGTGAGCCGTTTTGTCCAGGCGGGGTCACGGTAGTTTTCTACTGCGACATTCCGCCCCGCTATACAGTGCAAAAAGTTCCCCCCGCCCATGGATAAGCCCGTGTGCATCGTCTCGCCAAGCACGCGGAAAACAGCGACGTCGGCCGATTGCTCCTGGCCCCGTCCAATCGGTATCCAGCGCCGGGCCTCGGCCTCAATAATCGCGGCAATCGTGGGGCCGTCTTGAATATTTGTTCCCGAATATTCATCTTCAGCATATCGGGGTAACTCGATACATAATTGCTCCCGATAGACCAACCAAACCAGGCCCCAACAATCCAGGCCCGCCCGTGTCCGCCCCTTGGCCTTATAGGGGATGAATAGATAGGGCCTATGGTCGAAATGCGGCATTAAAAAATCCCTGGGAAGGTTGACGGCAGGAAAGAATCCACGGGGTAAGCATCGTTGCCCAAATACCGGACACTTATTGTCCCGGTGATAACCAGGCGGGTATATTTAGCGGACACCAATTTGAAATAGGCGTGTTCTTCTTCAACCACATCCGGTGTATCAAGTAATACAATCTGAATCTTTACTTCCGGGGGGCTGGTCAGCGCCCGAAGTGCGGCAATAATGGCCCGGTCCACGTTGTCAATCGTGATCCTCGCGCCAATGGCTCCCTCGGCCGGGTTGCCGGGCATGGCCACGTCAAACGGGTAGCCAATATAGGTATTCCCGTTGGAGACAATATTCTGATCGTTCCTGGCCACACGGATAGGCTCGGTCAAATCATCATGAGTAATTTCTATCAAAGGGATTATGGCCTCGCCCGTTTCCTGGGCATACATGGCCGCCTTGAATCTCGCGGAATGTTCTACACTCACGGCATTTTCTCCATAGCCATATCAACAAACCATTGGCGCTCCCCGTTCTCCTTGGCCTTGGCCGCCGTAACCTTGGGCGGCGCCGTAAACCGGAACTCCCCGGTTGTCCCCGTCCTGGGCGTCGGGAAGATAAAACGGATCGTACCGCCGGACAGCGTGTTCATAAAAAAATCATCCAAAATCCCAACCTGGGTATCGTTCATGATCTGTTGGCCGGTATAGGGCCGCACGTTGCCGCTCATGGTGCGCCGGACCCGGGCCGGGCCAGCGTCCATCTGAGTGCGCTCCATCACATTAGGAAACGTTTCCGAATACCCAGCCACCAAAAACGGTTGCGGTAATGTCAGCGGCCACGTCACACTTGCCATGGGTTCCCCCTTACCGGTATGTCATTCGCGGCCGCAAGCCGTAGGTCTTGTTAATCGCCTGTTGCATGGCCCCGTTTCCGGTCACACTGACCGCCCCCGCTTCACCAATCAATACTTGAATATCTCGGCCGCCGGTGGAGTTCTTGCTTTCCGTCACAGTGGCCTTTTCGGATGAATTGTTTATCACGGTGACATTGTTCCCACCGACCGAACCGGATGAAGCGCCCAAGGCTTTCGCGCTCGAACTCGGCATCGCGCCCCCGATAATATCCCCAACCGAAGCGGCCCCGCCGCTCATGCCGCCGCCACCACCAAGCAGGCTTTGAAACAGACTAAGCAGCGGGCCGGAAACGTTCGCACGGAAAACCATACGGGCCATGTCCGCAATGACCGAATTTGCAAATTCCGTAAACTCGAATTTTCCGGTCTGACAAAAGTTCACCCAAGCATCTTCAAGCCCTTGGAAGGCGTTACCAAGCGTATCCTCAACCTGTTGACCAACATTCTTGGCTTCTTCAGCGTATTCCTTGAGCGCCCTAATGGCCCCGCTTCGCCAGTCCTCGGCGTATTGCAGACGTATCTCGGCCGTCTCTTTTTCATACAAGGCCAGAGCCAGCTTTTTATCCACCCCGGCCTTGATCCAGGCATCCCGATCCTGCTCGGCCGCCCGCAATGAGGCGGCGGCCATATTGCCGGTTGCACTGCCCCAGGCCGCCGCAAAATCCTTAAGTGTTTCCTCTTTCTCGGCCTGGATTCGCTTCGTTTCAGATGCTTCCCAAGCCATAATCATTTCAATATCGCCGTATTTCGCCTTGTATTCCTTGACCGTTTCCCCAAGCGAATACCGCGCATAGTCGTAACTATTCAGATGAAAGCGGGCAATATCGTCCTCAAGGCCAGCCACGAAGTTAGCCAGTTCCTCAGCTTCCCGCTTGGCCCTTTCGGCCTCTGCCTTGGCGGACGATCCACCCACACCGGCGGAGCCACCCTTCCCACGCCTGGCAACGTCGGGGTGCTGGAGCTTAACGGAGATTTTATTGCTTATTTCGTCCGGCCCGGGGCCTCGGCTCTCGCCAGTGTTCATAAGTGCTTGCAGCACAAGTCCAGGCCCCGAAAAGCCGGGCATATAGGCTAGCAGTTTCGGCCATTTTGCTAAGAACGTGGTGATTTGAGTAGTGTAATAAAGAATGTCCGAAAACATGATTGCGACGCCGCGCACGCCGTTAACAATGTTCGGGTCTTTCAAAATGTCGGTAAACTCGTTGGTGGAAGCCACCATCTGTTTCATGAAGTCGCCACGGCTGGCTTCATACCTCAAGTCTTCCAGCGCGCCCTTGAAATAGTCCACACTGGCCACGGCCGACATAGCCGCGTCAACGGCCGCTTCCCCGAACTCCTCACGAAGCGCCTTGGCGAACTTTGGTATAAATTCTTCAGGTACAAGCCGCCCCGTGGCCATCATGTCCATAAATCCCTTGGTGGTCGTATTCATGGCCCGGGCGGCAATCTGCATGGCCCCCGGCAAACGTTCACCAAGCTGTTGAACCATTTCCTCGGCGGTAACCTTGCCTTTGCTTATCATTTGCGAAAGCGCGTACAAGGCCCCGCTCATCTGGTCGCCAGTCATATTGACGGCTCGGCCAGCCTCGACTATTCCAACAAAAACCTCTTGGACATCTTGCCCCGCCAGACTGGTTCCCCGGGCCGCCGCCGCAATGTTCCTGTAACTGCCCGCAACCTCCCAAAAGTTCAATTTCAGCCGGTCACTTTCGCGCCGCAAAAAGCCCATTTCTTGCTTGGCGCTATCCATTGAACCGGTAATAGCCTTAAAGGCGTTGGTGGTGGCTTCCGCCTTCATACCCGTTTGGAATATGGCCGCGTTGAAGTCCAGGACGGCCCGGGCGGAAAAATAGGCGGCCAACGAAGCCCCGGCCCCGCCAACCGCCTTGTCCACATGACGGCGAAACTGGTCAATTTCATGGCGGGCACGGCCCAGGTCTTTTTGAACCCGGGCCATGTTCACGCCCAACTCAATCATCAAATTTCCGACATTAACCGCCACTAATAACCCGCCTGCCTAAACGTCCGCATAATTTTGGCCGAAACTTCATTTGGGGTCAGTTCCCGCCGGCCACCAGTCGGGGCGGTCGGCACCTCAACACGTTCACGATCCCTGTATTCATCCCGGACAGCGTAGAAGGCCCACCACTCGCTCAGTTCCCGACTGTCAATATTTGCCAGTAAATACTTGACGGTCATTCCCAGGGTTTCGGCCAGGGCAAAGCAGAAATACCGCCAGCCCCGGCCCCTCAGTTTCCCTTGAGTGCTTCTTGAACCTCGGCGCCTATTCCGTTCAGGCGCTTTGCCACCTTGAAACACCGCTCAATCGCGGCATGAGACTTCCGGCCAAGCGCCTTGACCTCATCCACCCCGGTAAACAGCCGTTCGCCGGAATCATCGACCAGGCAGAACGACAACAGGCGGGCGCGGAAGTTTTCCCAATCAAAAGCCGGGTCGTTATTTTCGACGTTGGGATAACTCACCTGGTCATACGCATCCCGCTCTGCCCCGGTCATTGTCTTGATTCTGACGACGCCGCCCCACTCGGAGACTTCCACGTCCTCATGTTTCAAATCCTCAGCAGCCAATATTTGTTCTTTGGTCAGATACACCTTTCACCACTCCTTACGCGGCAACGCGGGCCGTCCAGGTTACCGGGCCGGAAACCCTCAAGGTTACGGAAGCCGCAATCTTGCCGTTAGCCTGGCCGTTGATTTTGAACCCCTTCACATAGGCCGCAAAAGCCAACGTGGTGGGAGATACGCCGCCATCCAGGTCGGACAACTTCAGCTTGAAATTGCGCCGGGTGCCGTTGTCCCTATCGGTTCTCAAGCCGGTTTGCGCGGTATCGCCCGGAACCAGGTTGCAGTTGATCGTGAAATTCCCCTCATCGGGCAGGCCAACCATGACCTCCACCGCATCACTCAACAGATGGGTGCACTCAATCTCGGCGGCCTCGCCCCCGGGGCCATCAAAATCAACCACCTCGCCAACCGTGGTAAAAACTTCCGTGGTCGCACCATCGCCCCGCTGGAACTCTACCCCGTTGGTTTTCAAAGCCTGACTAAGAGCCATGTCCTATTCCTCCGTGGTCCAAATGGAAAAATCTTGAGCAACAAAAAACATTCCAAGTGTGTCGTCGTAATCGCCCACCGGTTCATGAGGCGAAGCGCCCAACACATCCGAGGCCACAAGTGCCGCCTCAACCTTCGTTTGCAAGTCCTTCACGCTTGCGTAGGTTTCGCCTATTATTTCGACTTCAACCCGTGTGTTTCGCAGGCTGGAAACGCCCGCCAAGGTATGTTGATCTGATCCACCGGACCCCCGAAAAACCACCAACGGATAGGCCGTTCCTTGCGGAGCCACCACGCGGAATATTCTGCTTCCCACCAACGCCGCAACGGCCGCGTCTTCTGCCAGAGCCAAATAAAAACGATCTTCCCAGGTCATATTTTCGGCCCCTTGGGTAACCCCTTGGCCACCTTTTCAAGCTCTCGGGCAATCACCTTCCGGGATTGCTCAATGGCCGCCTGAATGTTCTGGTCAAAGGCCCGGGTCAACCAGCGAATCGGCTTAATACCGGGATGATTCACCCGAACGCCAAACTTGGCATCTTTGCCCAGGGCCTTGTGAACAACGCCGTCTTTTGTGCGGGATGTTTTCCGGGGAACAATCACATGGGGCTTGGTCCCAAACTCCAAAAACAGGCCATAAAACGCCGCCTTTGTGGCCCCCAATTGATAGACGACTTCCCAAGGCAAAGAGCCCTTCTTCATCTTGGCCCGGAGTTTCTTCATGAGATTGCCCCGCCGCTGTGGAACATTCCCCTTGGCGGCCTTCCGCATCACACCAATGCCGGACAACGCCCCCTTGCGAATGACCTTTTGCGCCATCTCTTGCGGTAACTTTTTAAGCGCCGCCTCAAGTTCTTTAAAGCCCGTCAAATTGACGTTATCGGACATAATCCCGTTGACTTTCCGCCACCCCATGGGGTATTTTTTTTGCAAGGGAAAACACCAAACGCAGGGGGGCCGCCATGAAACGCTTATTAATTCTCACTATTGCTATTGTTTGCCTGGTAGGTTGCGCCACGAAAGAAATGTATAATCCCGTTATGCACATGCCGGTTGCGTATCAAGATGGGTATCTCGCGGGGTGTGATTGCGGCTTTGTTGCCGCCGGGCATCCGTTTTTTAGCTTCAAAAAAGACGCTTACAGATATTTAGCAGATAGTCTCTATAAACAGGGATGGGACGATGGTTTTAATGTCTGCAAAACCCAACATGAAACCGCACGGAATGATTTAAGGCAGTAACGTCCGGGCCATAATCTCTAAATCGGCGCGCCTCCCGTTCCGATCCAGAATAGACAAAATGTCATAGTTCACGCCGCCAAAAACGATACGGTCCTTGGTGGATAACCCGGACAAGTATCTCATGACTATTTTAACGGTCATATTCGCGTGCCGTTCGCTACCGGCAAAAAATTCGGCCCCATGTTGAGGCTCAACATAGGCCCGCCGGGCCGCCAGGTCCGCCCACGAAGTCGTCACATTGCCCACGGAATCACGGGCCACGGTCGCCCGCTGAATCGTGATTACATGTCGAAGCCGTCCAGCACGCATTATTCGTTCTCCAAAGGAATGATGATATATGGGTCAAGCAACGCATCGCAAAAATGCCTGGGCATTTGAACCACATTGACGCCGATCAAAAAGTTTTCCCGCTGTTCATAGGCACCGGCCACACGGACCATAAGCCAGTTCTGTATTCCCTCGGGCGTGGTCGGCAAATCCTCACCAGTTAATGGATAACCCGAGATATACCGAATCCGCACGTCACCCGGGCGCTTTCGGCAATCAGTCGGCCAATAATCGACCGGAAACACCCGGCCAGGCTCGGAGTCCGCGTCAACATAATAGTCGGTATCGGCAACGAGCGTTTGAGTCACGCCGTCCAGGTCAACGTAGGTGAACGATTCGACCGACTGCAAAGGCGGCATGGGAAGTTCGACAAAATCCCGCATAGTCGGAAAATGCTCCAAAGGCAATTCCCAGGTCGCGGCCACAAAACACCGATTAGTCAAACCCTCACCATGCCACCAGGCCGCCTTGAGATACTTGGCCAAAAGTGTATCGTCCGCCGTGCTTTCAATCCGGGTATGGGCCTTGACATCGGCCAGGGAAACAGGGGTTACAATGGCCTCGGTTATCCGCTTAACTATCATACCGCACCGCCAACAAGTATTTACTGGTTAACAGAAAATCACGTCCAAGGCATGTTCGATCATACGGGCCTTGGATTGCCGACGGTCCAGGTTGACGCCATGGTGCTTTAACACATAGGCTTCAATCTCAACCTTGTTCATCGCTTCCAGGGTGGCCCCCACGGCACTTTTTTTGCCCCGCTCGATCCATGAGTCCCCCGGGTCGCCGCCAAGCTCTGACACGGCCGCCACTTCGTTCTGTATCGCCACCAGGCCCTTGTCTTGCAGTGCCTTAGCGCGGGCCTGGCCAAACGGCACGAACTCGCCAGGGTAATAGCGGTTGCCATTGTCCTTGTCCACGAACTCGGAAGCAATCCGACATTCAACCGTATTGTCCATAAAACACCCTCAAGATAAGAGCGGCCGGTTTCCCGGCCGCCAGGTTACGCAACGTTCTGTTAGGACGGGTCAGTCAAGGCAGTATCGGCATATAGCGCCCCGGCATACTGCTTGATCCCGTAGCGCCCACCACCGCGCAACAGAACGGCTCCGGTAAGGGTGGCTCCGGTATTGGTGACGGTAATACCGACATGGGTCCATTCGGTTCCGTCCGATTCGTTCAGGTCGGAAAGCTCGACCTCGACCAAGGCCAGGCCGGAAACAATCGCCGGAACAAACTTGGAAGCAACGCCGGTAACGTCAATGGTCGCAAATCCCGGGTCGGTCGCCTTAAGGGTCACTACACCGGCCGCCGAACTCGCGTTGACACCCGGCACGCCATAAATGGCATGGTTCAGAATCCCCTTCAGGTTGGTGGCAGTCCCGGTATCATCGGCCCCAACCTCAAATTCCCGATTGGTTTCGTCAGGCGTAGACCCGTTGGCCACGGCAGTAAAAGTCAGGCCGTTAACAACAACGGCATTGGTAGCCACGGCCGACGTTATGGTAATAGTCGCTTCCACGGCCCCGGCAATCACGTTGGCGGTGGTATTGCTGATCGTCGCCAGGGCGCCAGTGATAGCCTCGGCAGAGGTTCCGGCCGCGTCCATGGCCCGCTTAAGCTGCACGGCGCAGGTTTGAACGGCCGTCAAAGCACCCACGATCACCACAAACAATAGGCTTCTGAATCCGGCCACGGAAAAATACCGGCTGGTAACCGAAGCGGTGGACACCGGCACAATGGCCAAATCCACCTTAACGGCCTCATGAAGCATCCGGTCAAGATTCATAATCTCTCCTTTGCTCGGCCGGCCCGCCCTATTGCGGACCGGTCAAATATTCACGGGTTATTATTTATCAGGGGTTAATCGCCAAGGCTCGATCAGGCCGCCGGCACATCCAGGAAGACAAACGGCGATACGGTCCAGTTGTTTTCTTGCTTGATGGGCTTCTCAAGACCGGGCTGGCCGTCCACACGCCGGAAAATCTTGATGACGGTCTGGTTCTCCAAGAACCGGACATGCTGAGACACCGCCACGGCCGGGCCGTAGCCATCCTTGATTACATAGTGGGAAAGGTCCGCAATCATCAAATCGCCCTTGGCCCCAAGCAAGGGCAGGCGCTCATGATACATCAGGGGACGGCCCAAGAGGGTATCCGGCTGGCCAACCACGGCGGACGGTTGCCAAATCAGGCGGCCGGAATCGTCCTTGAGACTCATCAACTGAGGCAACGCGCTCCGGGTGGTGGCCCATACCAGATTGTCACCGTAGACTCGTGCGAACATCTTGGCCAGGTCCGCGTAGGCGATTTTATTGGCGAGGGCGCGGTTGACGTAAATAGCGCAAGAATGACCGGAGAACCCCAAAGGCTTGGCCACGCCGTTGCCGCTAATGAAAGACCTGTCCTCACCCTTGGCCAAAGCCATACGGAGCAAGCCAGACAAAACTCCGTTCAAGTACGGCGCGTTAGCCAAAAGCTGATCTGATACCGGAATCCAACCGGATACTTCCTTGGGCAGCAAGGACCGCTCCAGGAAAGACGGGCCGCTGGATTCGGGTTTGGTCTTGGCTTCACCGGTCCACCGGACAGTCACGCCGCCGATATTGTCCTCGGTATTGTCGATCACCGGGACAACATGGCCGGCATCCGGGGCCACGTCACCGGCCGGAATCACGGTTGCACGCGGGCGAACCAGCGCATCCGGGGGATTCACGGCAAGAATGGGCTGGGCGTGCATCGGAGGGATCAGGAATCCACCCTGGGAACCAACGCCCATTTTATTGTCCCGCATCTCAACGACAGTCAAACGGCGATCCCCCGGGTTGATAACCACGGTTTGCATGAACTCGCCAAAGTCGCGGAACTCGCCATCGTCCAAAGGCTCGGCCTTTTCGGAGCGCGGCCCGGGGATCTGGCTCGCGGCCACATGGCGGGCCTCAAGCTCGGCCATACGCTTCTCATCGGCCGCAAGGCGTTCCAGGCGTTCGACTTCAGTGTCAAGCGCCCGGACCTCGGCCTCCACGGCGTTATAGGCGCTCACCTCCGCTTCCGTCAGGTCGCGGGCCTCATTACCGGCCAGGTCCACCATGCCGCGCAATTGAGCAACCTTGGCGGCCCGGGCCTTTTTCTTTTCGATAAGCCACTTCATCCGTTTCTTACCTCCAAATATTAACGAGTCAATAGTTGTAAGCGCCTTTTGAACACACCCAAAGCGCCGGGTTTCTGCCCTTGCCGCTTGTTCGCCTCTTGCCAATCCTCAAGGCTCCGCACGGCGATACTGGTATCCGCATAGGCCCCAAAGGCCGTAATAGTGACCTCAAACAGCGTGACACCAACCAAAGTCCGAATCATCATGCCGGTTGAATCCTTTACCCAGGTATCGCCGCCGGGATTGCGCTTAAAACCAAAAGACATCCCGGACACGTCGCCACGGGCCACACTGACCAGCAAATCCCTGGCATAGCCGGTATCAGGCGGGTCAATCTCCACGGCCAGGCCCCTATCATCGCTTCGCAAAAACAAAGTCCCGGCCGTGTTCCGGCCCAAGACCTTGGTTCGATCATGGCCGACAAGAGCCTTTACGTCCCCTATCTCGCCAAAAGCCCCCGGCATGATCTGCTCTCGAAACTCATAGGGGGGCGCTCCCAGGGTTTCAGACAGGCGGTTATAGACGGCCGCGTATCCGACCAGGCGCGGCCCCTGCCCGTCGATTTCGCGGACCTCAAGCCCGCTGTCAGGCGTTATCCGGGTTTCCAGACTCATTTTCCTTCCCCTTCTGTTGCCGCCCTTCTTGGCCGGCCTTGACCATGTTAAGCGGTGACAAGTAAATCTTGCCCTTGCCGTCCGGCAACGGGTTCAAGCCCTCACCCTCTCGACACTCATCGGCGCAAAGCCAGCCGCCTTGACGGCCCTCGTTGTAATAATTCGCCCGGTCAATCGCGTTTCCACGCAGCAACAGGGACACGTCAAACCGAAAAAAATATCTCTTTCGTTCGGCCGGGGTCAAAAGGTCGCGGAATCCCGCTTCTTCAATTCGAGTTATCCAAGGCGATAAGCTATAACTGACAAACTCTTGACCTAAATGTTCGATATTGTTAAACGTGGCCCGGTCCAGCAAGGCGAGCATGTGAGGCGGAACGCGGAATATTCGGGCGATTTCTTCAGCCTGGAACTTCCGGGTTTCCAGGTATTGGGCATCTTGGGCGGTCATGCCCAATTGCGCCCACTTCACGCCGTCCTCAAGCACGGCCACACGATGGGCATTGGCCAAGCCCTGATTCATCGACTCCCAAGACTCCCGGAGCCGCTTTTTTGCCTCGGGAGTAAGCGTCTTATCAGTCTCCAGCACGCCGCCAGGCCGGGCATTGTTCGAGAAAAACCGCGCCCCGTATTCCTCGGTCGCCAAGGCCAGGCCCACAGCCTCACGGGCATACGTTAACGGAGAAACACCCATGGGCAAGTCCCGGGTGAACTGACCAGACAAGCCCCCGCGCCGATCCCCGTTATAATCACCCAGGCACAAGCCCCGGGTGTGCATAACCTCACTGTTATTGAAAATCCAGGTTTGGCCGTCTGAATCAATATACTGATAAAAAACCTTGCCGTTATACCGGAATTTCAACACCCTATCCGGGTGCAACGGGATAAGCTCCTGAATCTCGCCCGCGCCATTGCGAACCACAAGCAAAAAGGCGTTTCCCCTCAAATTCAAGTGCGCTACAATGGCCTCTTTCACTTCCCCAGCCGTGTTTTCCTCGTTCGGCAGTCTCACCAGAATATTGTATAAGGGATGGTCCAACGCCTTGGCCTTGGAGCCATCGGGCTTGATCTCGAACATTTCAAGGGGCAGAGTTCCGATTGTCTCGGCCAAAAGCCGCACGGCCGCATAAACCGCACTCGCCCGCATGGCAGATTCGGGGTTAACATACGTTCCGGCCTTGGACATTAACCCGCCAAGAGCCGAATTATAAAACGCCTCAAGGCCGCTTCCCGCATCACCCCACGGGATAGACGAATACCTATCTACATCCCGGGTTTCGGCCGCCGGCGCACAAAAGTCAGGGGCCTTGTCACCAAATAGCCAGGTTATCCAGGTCATAAAACCAATAACTCCCCTTCATCGTAGGCCGACCGGCCGGTTTCGCCATAAAGCGCCCGCCCAAGAGCCATCAGCAGGGCCACCACGCCGTCAATCTTGTTTTCGTCCCGCTCTTTGTTCGGATAAATGTTGTCCTTATGGTCTGAATGGCAAACCACATTAGAAAGCATCCAATCAAACACCGGGTTCCCGGCATGGAAGAACCGCCGGGCCTTAACCAACGCCTCAAGCTCCTTCATTGGCTCAGAAAAATTCTGAACCGTTGGCCGAATCTCTACCAATTGCAAGCCGTTCGCCTCTAATTCCTGGGACAATTGCGTCGCTTGCCACGGGTCATAGGCTATTTGTTCAACCTTGAACTCTCCGCATAGGTCCATGATGTCTTGCTTGATCTGCCCGAAGTCGATAACGTTACCCTCGGTGAGAACCATAAGGCCGTCCTCTGCCCACGGTTCGTAACGGTCGCACGTTACCGCCGCCCGATCCTGCACCCCTTCACGCGGTAAATAATAACGTCCAAACTGATAATACTGGCCGCCTTTGATAAACAGCAGTACCAGCGCTGCAATGTCTATCCGGCTGGCCAGGTCGAGCCCCAAGTAGCACGGCACGCCCCGGAAATCGGCCAGCTTAAGGCCCGGGCGGGCGCAGGCGTCCCATTCGAGCATGTTCATCCAGGACGTGTCAGCGTTCACCCAAACATTCAGTCGTTTAGTTTTAAAGGCGTTTTGGCTGGCCGTAACCTTCATGGCCTTTTTGGCCAGGCGTTCCATGTCGAATGGAAGAACCGACACATCCCAATTTGGGTTAGCCTTTTGCCAGACGGCCGGGCTTGTCCAGTCGTCGGTATCATCAATGGTGTAAATCAGGCCAAAAAAACTTTCATCATTGACGGAATCCCCGCGTAGATCGTGGTCACAAAGCCCCGGGTGCCTCTTAAACACGCTGTTTAGGACTTTGGTAAGGTAAATCCGCTGTTCATAGCAGACGCCGCCCCGGTCACTGCCGGCCGTGGTAATTGCCCACAATAGAGACTGTGTTCGGGAGCCGGTCCCCGTTTCGATGACGTCAAAAACTTCGCGGGTCTTGTGGGCATGAAGTTCGTCAATACAACCAAAATGGACATTCAGGCCATCCAGCGTCTTGCTATCCGAAGACAGAGCCGTGAAAGAACTTGCCGTTTCAAGCACGTTTATCGTGTGCGCCCCAACGTCCACGCCAAACTTCTTACGGAAATCTTTTGTCAGCTTGTGCCTGGCCATGCCTTGAGCCACGGAAAACACAATTCGGGCTTGCTCTTTCGTGGTTGCCGCCGAATAGCACTCCGCGCCGCCCTCATTGTCCACCGCCAGCATATACAGGCCCACGCCGGAACTTATAGTTGACTTGGCGTTCTTCCGTGGAACCTCGACATAGACAAAACGGAAACGCCGGAATCCGTTCTTGCGGTTTTTCCAGCCAAAAACAGTTGACAGAAAAAAACACTGCCACGGCGCCAGGACAATCAGGGGGCTTCCCCAATTGCCCTTGATATGGGGCATGAGTTCGAGAAACCGACAAATCCGGTTGCCCGCGTCCGCGTCAAAATAGAAGGGGAATTTTGGGTCTTTCTTCTTGGCCCGGGCCAGGTCGTCTATTTGACGCTGGCAGGCGGCCTTGATCCACTTACAGGCAGGTATTTTGCCGGATAGCACGTCTTTTAAGTATTGGTTTGCTATCCGGCAATAGTCTTTTCGGTTTTTTTTCGGGGCCACCTGGCCCCCACGGCCAGGCTTAGAAATCTTCCCAAGGACTTTCTTCGCCATCGCCACCCTTCACCTTGAGCCGGGAACGTTCCGCCGGGGTCATTCCAAACTCAGCCAACAGGCCCCTTAGTTGTTCCAAGCACCTATTCATTGGGGCAAACCAAGGGTTCTGCATGGCTCCGCCGTTTTTGCCCAAAACGATAATGCTTGTATCGGCCACCTTGGCCGCCGCCTTGCGATAGTTGCCCACGGTCACGCAAAGCATTTCAAACGCCACCACGTCCATAGGGGTGAGCACTTTAACGTTGTTCAGTATTGGTGAAAGTTGCCTCCAGGCGTCGGCCGCTTCACCCTTGATATGGGCCGGGGGGTCTTCGGGTATTCCGGCCTCTATTTGTGGCTCTTGATCGTTCAAGGGGCGCTTCCCCGGGTTACCACGGGCCTTTTTTATGGCCGTTGGGACCGGCTTCCGGCCTTTCATTCGTCAATCTCCTTGAGCCGCCGGCTTATCATTTCGCCATGAATGAACCTCTCAAACTTGGGCGCTCCGATTTTGGCCATGATGTCGTCTTTTTCGGCCTCAGTCCCGCAAACCACGGTAAAATAGAACTCGGCGGAATCTTCCACGGCCATCTTCTCCTTGGCCTCGGTCCGATGTTCCTTGATTTTTCTTAAGGAATCCTTGGCCTCGGAAACGTCCGTTGTGTCCTTGAAAAGCTCCGAAAACCGGCCGTCGCCATCGAACATATAGTCAACGTCAAATTCCGAGAACCCCATGTCTTCAAAGGCCACACCGTCAGTAAGAACCAGGTCCGCCACGGCCTGGACGTTAAATTCACCCTGGGCGCTCGGGTTATTCAAAAAGGCCAACATTTCCAGTTCGGTTTTATCGTCCAGATTGACGACATTAACCATTAACTCGTAATCTTTTACCTTGCCCGGATAGCCTTCAAGCTCATCCATGATTGCAAGCCGTTGGTGGCCGCCCACAACATAACCCGTCCGCTCGTTCCAGATGGGGTTTTCCAACAGCCCAACGCCCTTAACCTTGCCCTTGAGCCGCTTTTTGGCGTCCTTGTCGATTATCCGGGGGTTTTTCGGGTGCGGTATGAGTTGACTCCTCAACACATACCGGGGTTCACCTTTTTGAAGATCAGTCCGTTTTACCGTAGCACTCATATCGCTTTGCCGAAGCCTCCGCCAGCGGGAACCACGTCAAAATATGCTGGAAGTCCGCCGGGTAATGTTGTTTGATTAAACTTAATTCCTTGCCATTCAAGGACCGGTAGGAATGGCCCAAAACGCCGGATTCAGGCGAAACCTTGATCCGCCGGGCCTTGATATACCCGACAAGCTCGGCCTTGGTCCAGCTTAGGACCGGATAGAACCGGCCGCGTTTTTCGTCCACGCTACCGCCCGCGTGCTTGAGCATGGCCCGCCGCCAAATTGAATCGTTGATCCGCTCGCCGCCGGCGATCCACCAACAATCGAAAAGGCTCCGAACATATTCGTAAACATCGTTAGGCGAGACAATCGGGACATCCATGTCGTATTGTCGGTAACTGCCATAACGGAGCAAGCCGGACAGTCCGAAATGAGGCAGGCGCAAAATTTCTATCTCGTATTTTTTTTCGGCCCATTTTATTTGGGCTTCCTGAAAAGACAGGCCCTTAACAAAGTGCATGTGAAACGCATGGACGGTTTTAAAGTATCGGCAGGCCAGGTCAAGCACGGCCGCCGAATCCTTGCCGCCGCTGTAAGAAACTATGGCCCGGTCAGTGATCCGGGCCATAGTCTTAATGCCGTCAAACAAGACAGTTGACAAAAAATCAGCCCCCTTGAAGCCCCGCGTTTTTCCGACGGACGCGGTTGATTCGCTTCTGCATGTTACGCTTGAACTCCTTGGAGTTCGGATCAGTGTTATTCGCGGTTTTCTTCTTGGCCATCGCTGAACCTCCGATTTTAGTATTCGGCAATTAAGGTCAAAGTTTCACTATTGCGCCATGTTTGCCTTTTTCTTGCACGGCCCCCAGGCTCGGGATTGTCTCGGCCAGGCTCGGGGGCCTGTAATTTCGGCACGGCTCTTAAGGCCAGAGGCTGAGGGCCAACTTCCATGCCGCTGTAAGGCAATAAACGATAGCGGGTAAGTTTGTGGCTCTGCGCTATTTGGGGTTTGTAGGTGGAGTGAATGGAAATAACTTGCGCAAGACCCATTTTTTTGTTAATGTAACATCAAATCCTATTAGATGTTTGTAGCGTGTTTTGTCAAAGTAGCCTTATAGTTTAAGGATATCAACAGAATACGTGAAAATGTTACAATTCCAAGATAATGCAAGTACAGTTGTATATTAATGATGATGAAAAACGAACTATTTGGTCAATTAGTAAATTGTGGTGTATGAGGGGACCGTGGATAAAGAGACTAAAATTTGGAACTTTCTCACAATTATCATTACCTTGATTACCTGCGGTACTCCAATTTTTGTTGTATATGATCTCTATGATCGAGGTACAATTCCACAAAAGCAAATTGAACTTGGCCAGACTATGGGACTTGGGATCAATCCATTATATGACCTCAACCTTAAAAGCGCTAATGTTGATTTTAAATTAATTGTGGATGATCAGATATATGACAATGTAATTATAAAAAATTTGTCATTCAGAAATTCTGGTAAAGCACCAGTTGTACCTACAGACTATTGTGAGCCAATCACCGTCACAGTTGGCGTTCCTTGGAAAATTATCGCAATAGAGAGTGCTCCATTATATGATTTTGTACCAATGAAAATGAAATGGCATCGTATAAATGATCAAATGTTTGAAGCAGAACCCGCACTTATTAATCCAGGAGATTTTATTGTACAGAATGTATATTTGACAAATACTAAATACGACAAATCACAGAAAGCTGCGTACTCCAGTGAAGTTAATTTAATGATCAATGCTCGTATTACCAACTTAAGTCGCTTTTCTACTGCTCGATCGCCAATCTCTGATTTGAAAAAGTCAACTGGCTTTTGGGGTTATCTTTATGGGTTAGTCGTCCCATTTAAAATTATACTTGCATCCATTTTTTTATTTTGGTATTTATTTTTGCTGCGCAGAGCTGGTTTTCTTACAATTTTCAATTTAAAGTCCTTAAGCATTGTTGTCGCAATAGCGATTTTGAGCTTTTCTGTAGCAGAAGTATTCGCGTATTATATATTTATAGGTAATCATCCACTTCGATATTTTGGCAATTATTATTTTCTAGGTTGGAAATACAATTGGCAAAACTATATTATCATTTTATTCGGGTGCGCTACAGCCGTTTATCTTATTAGAAAAAAGATACATAGTTCGAAGTAAAATACTGACGCCTCGCTACTCGGAGTGGTTTATTATAGTGATTGAAAATAACTTGCGTAAGATCAAGTTTTATGTTAACGCATTGGCCAAATCATAACAGCAGTCGCTTATAACGAATTTTGTAAAAGGGGCCTTCTAATTTTAAGGATATCAACAGAATACGTGAAAGTGTTGTAATTCCAAGATAATGCAAGTAGTGTTAATTTCAAAAATCACTGTGAATGAACTTTGAAAATGAGGGTCTTATACCGATCCGCATAACACGACATACAAAAACGTTAATACAAAGATAAGCCATTAAATTGCTTTGGATTAACGAGATAATGGAACGATTTACAGAGGCGTCTTATACGGACAGAAACAAACAACTCCGCATTTTATGCGGAGGCGTCCAATTATTGTTAGCTACTTAATTGGGTAAACGATGGACGAAATTTGTACGCAAGTGACCGACTATTATCTAGATTCCGATCGATTCAACGGAACGCCGATCAAGATGTCGTGGGACAAATCTGTGGTGAGGTCTCACATTGAGACCGGCGATATCGAAGTAGTCGGATCTGGAATGTTTCCCAACCCGCATATTAAGCCATTTTCAGGTATACCCCTAAGTCGGCAGCTGGAAGAATACGACGCAAATACCGACAACTGTTGCTTGTACCCAGGCAAATCTCTACTGGAAAAGGTAGTAAATATCGAAAATTATGAAGGTCGGCCATACACCAAGCGGCTTGCTCTGGCAGGCGGGCAGCTAGATAGCGTCTTTTTTGAACTATCGGTATTGGAACAATATCGCAATGATCCTCGTTATTACTATTGGGCAAACGATATTAATGGCCAAGTATGCATACAAGATGATCACTACGAATCAGATGAAATGGATGACAAAGATAAGGTCCTGCTGGAGACCTTTGGTTTTGGGTTTAATGATTCTTACGAACGCTGTGTGGTCTCCTTGCTGTGGTATGTCTCTGGCTTAAGCAAGGAGCATCAGCAAATCTGGGCAGCAAAAGAAATCATTAACGGTGATTTTAAGATGCATCCCGATTACTACAGAACCAATATTGTAGGCGATTGGGGCGAACGCCTACCGATTTGCGAGGCTTTTATCATGGAGCTATCGGTCATTAACGAAATGGCCTCTAAAATAAATTCTAAAAGATTATTTCGAAATGACTATTCTGGGTCGCGACCAAAAGAGTTCGCATTTCTTATAAGACCCACTCTGTCCGCTTTTAACTCCTTCATTCTGCTTCTCGACCAAATGATGTCTGAAAATATCGACAAAAAGTTTTTCGAAGGTGAAATAGCCGACGAATATTACCATGAGCGGGATGACGGAAAGATTGAAGTTAGAAGAAAGGGAACAATAGCGATCCTTGAAGAATGGATTGATCGTTATTTTCGGCCCGCAGATGATGGTCCGATAAATGACATGAAGACTGCCTTCAGGAAGGTTCGTAAGTTAAGGCAAAAGCCTGCCCACAGCGTGCAGGAGGATGTCTTTGATCAAAAGTTCATACAAGATCAAAGGAGAATAATATTAGATGCATATGGCGCAGTTCGAACGCTGCGACAAATATTGACAAATCACCCAAAGGTGAGGGCCGATCCTCCGGATATTAACGAACAGCTCTGGAAGGGTGAAATATGGCGCATATAGCTAACAATTCGGTTTACACGGACGCCTGCGGCGCCGGCGACCTTTGGCGTTAGGTGAATACTATAAGCTTGGAGGAAAATCATGAGTATAGATGATTTCTTTGAAAAAATTGATCAGGATATTGAATCAATAGATGCAAAAAACAAAGCTCACGTCGATAAAATGGAAAAATTGGAATTATTTTTGGATAAGGCAATTCAGGACATCGCGCCTAATTTAAGACAATATGAACAATATCTCAAAGATAAAAATATCAACTACAAGCTTAGCATTAACAGACTAAGTTTCTCTTTAATAATGTATTACAAAGATGGCGGTCATAGTGGAATTATTTTTGGCCAAGAAAGGCTTTCAAGGGATCCTTATTATACATTTATGAGCACATTTACCAACGAGGACGGCAAAAATTATATAGCTACTAACGCAGTGCCAATTACCGAAAATAATTGGAGTATCGAGTTGATTAACAATGAGATTCAAAAAGCAATTAAGGATTTTCTGTTTTACGCAAGTCGCCACGGAGGTTTTTGAGCTCACCTAACAAGGCTATTTCAGCCGACGCTAAATATCCACGCGGTTGATTAGCAGGGTTAGCCCCGTTGAGATAGCAATTACAACTAAAGTCACGAGGTATCGCCATGTTGATGAAATTGATCTTACTTTTTCTGATGATCATCTATTTCCCCGGTCAAGTTTTTGGTGGAGAGGTTATTATTGCAACCGAAGTTGAAAGTTGTTTCTACGCTGATGGGAAAATGGAATGTTCAAAAGGACAATTTAAGAATACCTATTATCGAGACGGCGATAAGATAATTCGAACCAATGTATTTAACAGGAACAAAAAGGAGTCAATATCGGACAATACGGTTTATTCTGTAATCGGAGACCTACTCTCTGACCCGAGACATAATGATGGTAAACTTGGGCCACAAGTTATCAGAGCAATCGGGCTTCCAGGTGCAGATGCCGTTGAACTATTAACCATCGGAAAGGATTTCGTACAAGCGGTCAAATCAACATCCGACTATTTTGTAATTACCCGTTATAAGATTTCTCCAGAGTAATTTTGGGCTAACAAGCCACTTCTGCGGCTTCGCTTCCCTCGCCGCGGAATGGCCAAGAACAGGAAAAATCAAGCTAACCCACTACCTAAGAACGCTCAAAATAGGTTGTTTCACAAGTAAATCCCCCCCCATGGTCAAAATTGCGGCCGTAAGATTTGGGGCAAGGCGGTCGGTACCCATTTTTCGGCATAGAGATTTTGCCCCCCCTACCCCACTGAACGCCATTCAGTGAATGACATTCAGTGAACGCGGTTCAGTGAATTTGATTCAGTGAATCACGTTCATTACTTTTTACCCCATGTTTGCCTGTTTCTGTTGCCGACTTGCGATTATGACAAGACAGACAAAGCGATTGCCAGTTATCACGCGACCAAAACAGTTTTTTATCGCCTTTATGCGGGATGATATGATCGACAACCACGGCCGGAACCTTAAGCCGACGCTTCAAACATTCATTACATAGTGGATGTTTACGGAGCCAACCAACCCGGGCCTCTCGCCACTTGCGCGAGTACCCACGCTTTGCGGCCGTTGGCCTTGTTTCGTCAAATCGTTTGCGGGCTTGCGTCGCCCGCTGTTTCTCGTATTCTGTTTCTTTATGCTTGTGCTGGTCGCAATAACGGCCCCGGGTTAAGGCCGAACAACCCGGGGCCAGGCATGGGCGCAATGGCCTTATAGGCATAACTGAAAAATACCTTGGCCATTGTCTTGAGGCTTTGCCCGCATGTAAAACGGCGTGAACTTATGCTTGGTATGCAACAGGCCGGACAGTAATGTTTTTTGCCCCGTGGTTACCGCTTGACCCCGCCGGGCTTTGACTTGAACCACTGCCCAAATATGTTCAATGGTTTTGAGCTTGGCCTTGTCAATATGCTTCTTGGCCGTTGTGCTATTGATACCAAGCAAGGCCGCCACTTCCCGTAAGGTCAAGCGCCGCCAGTAATACAGGTTGAGCGCCGCGTATTGAAGCAATGTCAGCTTGACGTTGGCTACAAGCCAGCGCCAGTCTTGGCCGGTCAGGGCCGGGCTTTGGCCGGTCATATCGGCCCAACCTGTTTCGTGGAACTCGCCGTTTTCGTCTCGGTATATCTCGACCGGCCCGGGGTGCTGTACTGTCTGGTCACGGAGATAAATCGCGCCGGGGAATGTCCCGTGGTCTTGGTTGACGTATTGTTCGGCCGCGTTACACAGGGCCGTGCAAGTGGCCCGATCTTTACAGGTTTTGCAAAGCATTGGTCCACCTCATGACACCGTAAATAGTAATTGCCAAATAGATAGTAAACAGAAAGGCTTGCATCCGTTGGCCTATTGACCAGTTATAGGTTGCCCAACCGGCGTTTGCTATAATCCAACTGACATGACCCGCTACGGTTAAGTCAGTGCGGCCGGTGGCCACCATGACAGCTCCAGACAGGCTCAGGAGTAGTAGACAGAACAGAACTATATCTAAGGTCATGCCTTCCCCCTTTCTTTAACCCACTGTTTAAGCGTAAAGGCCGCTATGTGAAGCGCATCGGCCCGCCCATCGTCTTTTTGTCGTTTGAGCTTGCCGGCCGCATCGGGAAACATCCGCCTGGCCGCTGAAAGCGAACGTTCCTTTGTGTTCTTGCCTTCAGACTTGGTTAGCGCCTCTTTTTGCCAGGCTTGCGGGGAATAGAGCCGGGTATCAATCCCTCTGTCATGCAGCATGGCCCGCCAAACGCCATAGTTTCCCCCCAGGCTGAAATTACCCTTGCATCCGTTAAGTGAGTTCGCATGGACGTGTTCAAGGCCGACAACGGCAATCTGAGTGTATTTGGTGCGGAGTTCATCCAACAGGCCGCCGACTAAAAGCGTGTCACCCGGGAAGTCGATCATGTCAACCATTTGCCAGTTACTATTTAGAATGGCGATTGCGCCGTTTATGCCCGGGTCAATCCCTGCTACAAGAAAATCGTTCATATTCACCCCTTTTAACTTATTTAGGCTTAAACCCGCCGAAACCCGCCGACACTTTTTGTCGGCAGGTTTTCACAATGTTTTCTGTCCTGATTTTGTTGTTATATGTTGATTTTGCTTTAACAGAGCTTTTTGATTGTAACAAAACCCGCCGACAGCCTTGTCGGCGGGTTTTTGCGGGGCCGGTATCCGTATTTTATTAATAATATATAAGAGATATATATTTAATAAAATAAACCCGCCGACAGATAGGCAGGGGGGCACACCCCGCCACAGGCCCCCCCACCCCCCTTTTTTGTCGGCGGGTTTTGTAACCTGTTGTTTATCAGCAATAAAAGGCCGAAAAACCCGCCGACAAAGTTGTCGGCAGGTTGTCGGCAGGTTTCTACTTAAGCAGTCCATAAATCATCGTTTCGGGGCCGCGTGCGGGCGTATGCCAGGCTTCGGCAATATCGCCCGCCAAGATTGCGGTGTTAAGGACTTCATCCAACTGCTTACTTGTCAGGCCGCGCACACCCTTAATCAGTTCTCGCTTTGTCGCGCCGGGCTTGGCCTTGGTCGCCACGTTGGCAATGACCTTAAGGATACGTCTTCGTAGTTGATCCAGTTCATTGACTGATATGTTGCGCTCGATCTGATTCACCATGGCCGGGATGATATAGTCCACCAGAGCCGCCGCCTTCTGCACGTCGTCAATGGTCACTTGCCCTTGCCAGATGTTAGCCCCGACTCGGGACACGGCATAAATCAGGGCCAGCTTGTGGCAGTGCTCGGCCGCTCGGCCATAGATAGCCGCTCTGCCGTCCTCAGACTTACGGTATTGGTTACGGAGCGTGAACCAGGTCAAAGCCCACTGGTCAAACCAGGCCGCCGCGTCCGGCGTCTTACAGACGACCACAGGGGCCGGGGCGGACAGGTTGCCGCCCGACTTTGGCGGATCAAGGTAGTTTAGGGCCTTGATTGCATCCACAAGCCATGGGGCCGGTGCGAATGTTCGCGGTGGCCGGGGCATGGGCGGTTCATGGTCGGACTCCAGAATCAGAACGCGGGCCAGAAACCCGTCTGTCACGTCGCCATAGGTCAGGGTTTCCCAAAACCGTTCAGGCGAGCCGGTCGCGTAAAGGCTTAAATGGTGCCACAACAGGACTATGTTTTGCTTGCTATCCGCATAGTTCTTTATCTCCGATCTGTCAGTTGAGGAAAAAAGGCCCTTGAGTATTCTTGGTATGTCGGCCTTGGGGTCGCGGGGATTCTTGAGGCCCGCCATTATGTCGCCTATTTCGTCCAACAAGGCGATCTGCCGTTCATGGGGCGGCATTAGACCGGTCAGTAGGGCCGCGCCGCTGGTAATATGGTTCGGTCCAACCAGGTCAGTGCCGCCGGCCGGGGCCAGCAGCTTCTTGACGGCCGACAACGGGGCGTCTTTGCCAGTGCCGGAATCCGCCAGGCTGATTATGTACAGGTTGGTTCTCAGGCCGGTTTCAGTCATGATCTTTTGGCCGACCAGTGTCCCGATCAGAGCCAGGGCCGCGCCAAGGTTGAACAGCGGGAAACTGGCCGCGGAACTTTCGTCAATGAAGGTCATTATCTCTTGGAGCAATCCCCCGGGGTTGAGCAAGGCCGGGGGCGGGCCGGTTTGGGTTATCGCTTCGGGAACGTGAAGTTCCTCGGCCTCAAAAACAGGCTGGCCTATGGGCTGGCCGGTATTCCTAACGTGGGTCTGGCAGATTGACCTAACAGTTTGCTCGACTTCGGACTGGCCAAGGGGGGGCTGGCATTTGTCATTCCAGGCCCCGGCCATAAGCAATATTTCGTCAATACTTAGGCCCTTGGCCACCCATGAGCCGACCAGGCGGGCCAGGGTGTCATTGCGGCTTCCCTGGGCCACTGGATCACATGACAGGGCGGGCCTTACTCCAGTCAGGTCTACTTGCAGGTTGCCTCCTGGGGCCGCCTGGGAAGCCTTGGCGGGCGAGATATAGCCGGGCCAATCAGTCAGGCCGTCCCAACCGTAAAGACCCTCGGTGAATACCCATTGATAGACATGGCCGGATTCGTGGACACTTGGAGCCGCAACGATATATCCGCCGTCGCCTCTAACATCGACTTCGGGCGCCAGGCGGCCACGGTTGCCAATGGCCAGGTCACCGCCCGGGTGCTTGTAAATGGCATGAATCCCCTTAGCCGTCTTTTGATAGACGGACGTTCGGGGCAGGTTGTCGATTATCCATTGTTGGCCGGTCGGGCCGTCAGCGTCTACTACTACCAGGCCCGAAACGGCCCCAGTGATAATTGCCACGTTGGCCGATGGAAATTCTTCCCACCAGGCGTAAATTTCTTCACTGGTTGCCGGTTCGGTTTGGTATTTCTCCCACTTGACAAACGGGCGCTTGGTATCACGCCGTACCGGTATAACGGAGAACCCTTGGTCCGCATACTCAAGGGCCGCGTCAAGACAGGTTAACAAGTATTTACCGCCTAATTGTTATTCGGCTTGAACGTGGGGCATTTGCTTCCGGCATTTGCGGGCATGAGCCTCAAGTAAAAATCGCACCAACGCAAGGCCGCCGCCGGTTCGCCTTTCTTGAGGCCGCCGCCCCATCGTTTACAGTCCTTGCAGGATTTTTGCTTGGTCTGGTCTGTCATGACAGCACACCCCCCTTAATCGTCCAGCAACGGACAGCCGTCGCCAGGCGTGAAGTATGTTCCTGTGCAGACGTGGTAAGGGCAACACGAGAAAATATCGCAGGCTTTTGAACATTCCCCATTTAGGCCAGTTCTGGCTTTAAAAGTGATGGTTCGGGTTGCTTTGCGCCATTTGCTATAAATGATTCTTTTTTCCGGGGCCGCCGTCCGATAGCTGAGACATGCACGGACACACCATTTTTTACAGGGGTTCACGCATTTATTACACAGTGACAATTTATGGAGTATCTGTTCAGGCATGGTCCACCTTTCGCAAGTTGCCGCACGGGACAACTATTGACTGATTATCATTTGTTTTGACTATGTGATTGCGGGGCTTGCCGCGTCCGGCCGCCAGGACGGTGACCACGGCCCCGTGGTGAGGTAACCAGCGCCACGGGGCCGCATACCAAGCCTGGGCCAGACTGCCAGGCCGGGGGTTTGTTAGCACTCCAGGGCGGCCTTGAGTTCGGCCTTAAGGCGGTTGGCGTCGGCTTCCAGAAAGGCCCGTTTGATGATTTCCCAATGTGCCGCTTGCTTGACGCCGGTCATGTAGCCGTGCAGGTCCGCCAGTTGGCCTTGAAGCTCTTTGATATGGGCCTCATAGCCCGCAATCTCGGCGGCCAGGATTTCGCGGGCGAACGCCTTGGCGCGTCCGGGGTTGTCGTCTTCGACGGCCCGGGTCAGGCGTTTACAAAGTAGACACCAATCATGTTTTGGGGGTTCTTCGGGCTCGGGTTCCAGGGCCGCAATCAGAACCAGGCCCGCCGGAAACTCAATTTCAACCATGATCGACCGTTCGGACGGGGCCGTCGGGTCCGTGGTAAGAAAGTCAATGGTCAAGTTCGCAAAATTGAGTTCCCACCAATAAGGCCGATAGCACGCCTGGCAGGTCACCTTACCGGTTTTCTCCGAAGTGCTGTAAATGTCCCAAAAGTCCACGTCTTCGTAGCCACAATGGGGGCAAACAAGGCCACCCTCGATGGTGTGTAAAATTGCGTTGTCAAGTCCCATTAATTACTCCCCTCTTTCTGGTCTATCTTGGTGGTGGAGAATACCGGGTCAAACTCCACTTCCCAAAAGAACTCTTTGCCGCACTCGTCACACTCATAATTGCCGGACGTTGTGCCTTGGTCGTAAAGCGCCCAGGAATCCCCGACCTCATAACCACAGTAGGGGCAGACGGCTTCGGACGTTCCAAAATGGTCGCACTCTAAAATTTCAGGCATTTTTCCTCCAAATATTTGCCGGTTAATGTTTGGTTGGCGCTTTGGTATCGCCTGGCAATTGCTCCAGTGTTAGCTTTTCCACCCGGGGCTTGCCGGGCGCGTCTTTGGCGCACAGGTAAAGCCAATCCCCACAAGTCGCGCCCCATTGCGTTAACTCGTATGGGTGGTTTGGGTGGAAACACTGTTTCTTGAAGGCCAGGCCGGGAATCCATCCGAAATACCAGCACGTTCCGCACGTTTCAGACATTTGCACCCCCGCGCCGTCCAGGCAGAGCAACCGAAAATCGCAATACTTACAGTCGGCCTTTTTAGGCAGTTTGGCCGGGGCTTCGTTGGCATAGATTATCCGGGCCGCCTTGGCCTTGAGTTTGGCGAAAAGCAGAGGATCAAAATATAACCGCTCAATGTATAGGTCGCTTGTGTTCTTGTTTTCGACAATGAAGAAGCACCTGGTCAGGCCGGAATATCCCATGTAACATTGACCCTGGCAGAAGTATTTATAGTTCGTTGCCTGGCATCCATCGGAACAAAACAGCTTGAATATGCGGTCGTTGGCCGTCTTGCACTCGAGTACTTCCGGCCCGCCCCGCTTGGTTACCCCGTGGATTTTGCCGTCACTATGGCCTCGAAACATGCCGTCAAAGTCGGAATACTCGGCCTGGGTATTAGTGACTTGGAATCCGGTCCGGGTCAGGTCGCGTATCATTCGCTTTTCGCCGTCGTCGCCAGCCTCGAATATCCGCAGTACCCGCCCGGGAAACGGGATAGGATCAAAGCCCCGGAAGCCATACCAGAGCGCACGTTCACACTCGCCGCCTATGCTCGACATGCCCAAGTATTTTCTCCGGGGTTCGGCAGCTTCAGCCTTGGCCACGGCCTCCATGATGTCGAAGGCGATCCGTTGTTCTTGGTTGATAGGCCCAAGTTTGGCCATGTTAGTTGATCCTCTGACCGGAGGCCCACAGGTCGATATAGTGCAGGACGTAGCCGACCTTATCCATTCGCTTGAAGGCTTTCAGAGCACCGGCCAGGGCGTTGTCTTTCCGGGGCCAGAGCGCCCCGCATCCATCGGCGGCGCTAAATTCCTTGCAAAGATTTTCATCGCCGGACAACAGGATATGCCCTTGGGGTGTTAGCTCGATCTTTCCGGCCACAAAGCGGAACTTCTCGGCATAGGGCCGCAAGTTCCGATAGAGCCAATGGGGGCCGCCAAACACCACGCCGTTGTTTTCCACTGGTAGGGCGCTCTGCCGATAGGGCAGCAAAATACGGATACAATCCCCGGGGTATCGCTTCTCAAGTTCGAGCATGAGCCGCCCGGTCTGGTCGGCCATCGGCAGACCCGCGTAAAAGGGCAATTCCTGGCCGCTGTTACTCGCTGCAAGGGCGTCTATTTGCTCCAGGGGAATTTCAGGAATAAGCACCGTGGGAAAGTCGATAAATACGTTCATGTTTACTTGTCCTTTCTACCAGCCGGCGATTTTGCGCCACTGGCCTTTGTCGCCTTCTCGTTTTACAATTACCGTTTCCGGGTATGTGAGTTCCCCTTGCCGCTCCACGGCCTCGGCCACGGACAAGGGCGGGGGTTCAAGGCCGGACATTTTTCGCCACCATAGGTGAGCCTTCTTCCGGCCGTAAGGTGAAGCCTGACCGGCAAAGTCAAAGTAGTTACTAATTTGAGTCGTTCGGCCACCATGCCGTCCGGTCACCGTGGCCCGGGCCAGAAGGTGGCCTTTAAAGCTCTGGTATTCACTGATCCAAACATTGACCACTGAATACTCATCAGGGTTCAAGGGAACGTCGCGCATGGCCACGGGACCGGCCTTTTCGACCGTGGTTATCTGCCAAAGAAAACCGCAGTCTGGACACTCCAGGCACCCGGCGGCCACCAAGGATTGACATTTGGGACATGATTTGTGGGGGGCGCTCCCGGCTTCCCCCAGGCCCGGGACAATAACCCGTGGGTCGTTGGGGTCGCCATGGGTGGCAAAGTTGTCGGCCAGGTCCAGGCAGAGCAAGTCACTCTTGCCGTCCGCCAGGCGCAAGCCGCGCCCGACCATTTGCACAAACAGCGCCGGGCTCTTCGTGGGACGGCAGAGCATGACTAAATCCGTTTCCGGGCAGTCCCACCCCTCCGTCAATACGCCCACGTTGGTTAATATTTGAATCCGTCCGGCCGCAAAGTCGGCCAGGGCCTTATCCCGGGCCTTATCGCCCATTTGGCTATGAACACAGCCGGTTGCATATCCGGCCGCCCGAAAAGCGGTCATGACTTTTTCGGCGTGTTCAATGGTCACACAAAAAATTACGCAATGCGTCCGGCCCTCGCCGTATTTCTGATAGGCCTCAACGGCCGATTGAATATGAATCTCGCGTTCCATCACGGCCGATAGTTGGCCTTGGTTGTAGTCGCCCCCCGTGGTCTTGACGCCGGACAGAGCCGCCGCCACTGTGTCACCCTCTTTGGCTCTCAGCGGAACAAGGAATCCTTGGGCCTGGAGTTCGGCCATAGACACGGAATAATGCAGGTCTGGAAACAGGTTTTGCCGACCCTCTTTGCAACGGGGGCCGTAGATATATCCGTGGCCAAGCCTAAACGGGGTGGCCGTCACGCCAAGCACTCTCAGGTCCGGGTAAAGGCGTTCCAAGCCACGGATAAACATTAGATACTGACTATTTGATTTGTCGTTGGCATCCAGCCGATGGGCTTCGTCTACTATGACCAGGTGGAACGGGTTGACCTTGGCCCGGTTGGCCAATGTCTGAATACTCCCGATCACCACGGGGGCATGGTGGTTCACGCGGCCCACGCTCGCACACGCCAGGCCCAGGGGCGCACCGGGCCATACCTTAAGCATCTTCCCGGCCGTTTGGGTTATCAGGCCCGCACGGTGGGCCAAAATGGCAATCCGCATAGACGGGTAAGCCTCGCGCCAACGCCGGACAAGCTCACAAAAGAAAATCGTCTTTCCGGCCCCGGTTGCGGCTTGGAGCAAGACATACTTTTCCCGCTTGGCGGCCTCAACCACGGTGGTTATCGCCTGCTCTTGGTATGGCCTCAGTGTCATTCCCATAAGTTATTGCCCTATCCCCAGGGGGTCGTTTTTTTATCGCCGCCCGCCGGGGCTTGCGGGGCCGGTTTGCCCGCCGGGGCTTTCGGAGCCTGGCCGCCGCCGGGCATGGGGGGCCTTCCGCCCGCGCCTTCGGGCGGGTCTTTATATCCCTTGATTTCGTTGTATTCGCCATCCTTGGACAGCGCCACGCGGGCGGTTACGACGCGGCCGTGAAGTTCCTCGGTATCGCCGATAAAATCGGGGTTCGGGTGGCCCGCTTTTTCGGCCAAGGTCTTGAGTTGGGCGCGGCCGATCCGCACCGGGTCTTTTGACGGGTCGGTCGGGGGGGCAAAGCCGGAAGCGCGGGCGATAATCATCCTGTCAAACAGCTTGCGGCCGGCATGAGTCGGGCCTTGGACCTCAAGCGTCCACTTGACCATTTGGCTGTACTCGCCGGTTTTCGATCCGCCTACTTCACTGTCAATGATCTTGACGACGTAATCGCCGGGCGGCAACGGCTGAAAGTCCTGGGATTCTGACCCGGACAGGTCGGCACCAAGTCTCGCCATATATTCACCTCTCAGTATTTGATACGCGGCTATTTCGGCCGCACTTCGGGAAAGGCCGCCGTCGTATTCCATGATTGCGGCCCGTTCTTCAAACGCTTCTTTTGCTTCGGGTGGGAAGCCTAATACTTCCAGATCAAGCAGGGGGTTCCCCCTCCGGGTTGCCGGGGTCGGTTTCGGCGTCTTCTTCGACCACGCCGTCAATAATCGGCTCCGGGGCGGCTTGTGGTTCGGCAGAGCGGGGCGCACCGGCGATGATCTTGGCCCGGATAGCTCCAAGGTCAGGGGCTTCGATCAGGTCAAGGCACCCGCTCCGGTCCTTGGCCGGCATCTGCCGAATTTCGTCGGTCACTAAGGCGCGGTAAGGATTGCCGTTGTTGTCTGAAAATTTGGTGTAGTAAAACACCAGGTCAAAAAAACTGGTCAAAAGGTCTTTGGCTTCCCCGCCTTTTATGGCCGGGGCAAAATACCGCACTCCGTCCGCGTCTTTTTCCGCGCGGGGCAGGCATGTGAAAACAACATTGTAGGGCGCCAGGTCACGGAAGGCTTTTATCAGGATGATAATTTCATCCCCGTAGCTTCCCCACAGGTTGAAAGAATCTTTCTTGTCGGGATACTTGACTTTCCAGGCTTCCAGACACCGGCTGGAAATTTCGGTCAAGGAATCCACAAACACCCATTGGAACTTAGCCTTGTATTCGGGTGTCTTGAGCAATTCCAGGGCTTCTTTAAAATCGTCAATGCTCGTGATTTCAAAGCCCATAACGCGGCCGGAATGAACAATGTCACGCACGGACAGCAGTCCGCCCTCGGCCGATAGGGTCAAGGCGTTCTCGCCCTCGGGTATGGTTTTTAAAAGGCTTGTCTTCCCGATCCCCGCCCCGCCGATAACCAGGACGGTTATCCGGTTACAGGAATCAGGTTCAATCAGTTTCAAGGCCATTCAATCATCCCCTTTCAAATATTGGTCGGTTAATGGTTAAATACTCGGCCATAAGGCCCGGGCTATTCGCTCCACATTGTCACAGCCGATCTTTCCGCCTGCCGCCGCTTGCCAACAGCACCAAATCGCCCACATTGCTAATTCTCCCTGCTAAAAAGTCCGTATTTGTGCACCCAGGCCCAAAAGGCTGGCCAGGGGTTCTTGATGTCCATTGTTCGGTTTGGGCAGTCCCAACAGCGGATAGCTTCTACCCCGCGTTTTTTTCGCATTGCCCGCCGCTGCATTTTTAGACACACCCTTTGGGTAATTTTTGCCGGTCCCTTGTCGCCAGGCCGACACAATACCGCCGGATGGGTGGCCCAAAACGCGGCCACTTCCCTGTCTAATTCTGGCCTTGCCGTACTGCCCCAAGGCGTTTCTTGGCCTTATCCAAAACTCCCAGGTGGCCGCGCCGTCCGTTTAGGATTGCGTCAACACGCTGATGGGTTATTCCCAGGGCATCGCCTATGTCGCGGATTGTTTGTGGAAGTTCTTCGGCCTGGTCGGTCACGTCAAGTAGGCATGTCTCAGGCATTTTGAATAAAATGTCCAGGATTTCATCATCTGTTTTCAATGCCAGATGGGGGATAGTCCAAAGCAAATGTTCTGCACAAGACACCCATGGGCAAGGCCGGGGGCCGCCCTTGCATTGGCTCCGGTGTGTCGGCCTGGTTACAAGTTCTGGTTCTTCAATAATTTCGAGTTCATGACAGGTTACTTCGTAGGATTGCGTTGTGCCTTCCATTTTTTGCCTCTCCGGGTCGGGTTCCTGCTCACGGCCCACATTCAGTTATTGAATATTATCAGGTAATCGTATTCAACAAGTATTTGGGTTGCCGCCCTTATAATGCGGCCACTGGCGAGATATTATCCATTATCTGAATATTTGGCAACAAAATTTATTCTAAATATGAATTATCAAGTAAACTATTTTTGAAGTTATTCATTATTGCCTTGATTTACCTTGATATTTATGCAATATTTGAATTGTCCCAATGAGGGATATTCACCAAGGCGTTACAGCAATCGAACCAAGATAGGGGGTTCTTGATGACCAAAATGACCAGGGGAGCCATGGCGGTTGGTCCAAGCGAAGCATTTGGCGCGGCCTTTAAGGCCTTGTCTCGTGAAAAAGGGTGGACACAAGAAACTTGGGCAAATGCTACCGGAATTAGCCAGGCTAATATCAGTAGGTTAATGTCCGGTAAAAGCTCCGAATCAGTTCGGCTACAACTGGCCGAATCGTTGGGGCTGGACTATATCGACTTATTAGAGATGGGTCGGGATATTTTGGCCGAATCAGGGGCGATTCAAACGCCTTACGCCGCACTCACCGGGGTTGTTAACGACTTCAGAGCATGGGCCGCTGGGCGCTTATCCGGCGGTATGCCCTGGGTTGAACAAGTTGCCAATGAACTACAGATACTTAAGTTCAGGTTCAGCTTGCGATCGTCAATTGACGGGGGGAAATCCAAGCCTGATACCGACAAGGGGGGTCAGGCAATGAATTAAAAAGGGTGGATTAATGACTAAAGTCAAGTTGTTAAAAGGGATCAAATACTTGGACAAAATGTTGCCAAACTACATGAGTCTTTCCATTTGGGAATTGTCTGAATCCGGGGGGGCGGAACTAATGACAGCCACAACGGCTTATCATGCCATGGCAAACGAATATTGCATTAAGTGTCCGCTAGAAATTACTCATAAGTCCATTGTTAGCCGGTGCCAGGATTTCACTAAAGCTCTATCTGGCCAACCTCTAACCGGAGTTATTAAGCGGTTTCCGCTTCCTCCGCTGGAATGGCTTTTTTTACGAGCCGGCCATGACAATAAAAAGATTTACTTTTTGGCATCCTATTTGAAATACAAAGAATCGGTTCCGGGATATTTACAGTCCGACGACAACGGATTGCCAAGGTCCCGAGTTGCGTGTTATCTCAATAATTACCTGCTCACGGTCCAAGGGGAGAACAACCTTGGACCGTCAATATTTACGGGATAATGTTTGCATGTTAGGGGGAATTTTCGGTGAAGGCCGGTGTCCGCTTTGCGGGGCCAAGTTCGTTGACTTGGGCGAAAAATACCAGGTCTGTTGTCCGGTCCACAAAGACCAGAAAGCCAAGAAACTTGACGCCAAATTCGGGCGCACGGCCCGCCGAAAATTCGCCGGCCCAAATGCCTATGTCCGCGCCCATCAATGGCTTGGTGGGTTGCGGGCCAAGGCGGGCGATCCCGAAACCCACGGGGCCATTGATCCCCGGGACTATGACCGGGAGCGCCCTTTATCCATTGACAAGCTAATAGACAGATTTCTTGAGATAAAACAGCCAGAAGTATCCGCGTCACAATACCGAAACCTTAAGAACCACCTATCCAGGGCGTCCGCCGCCTGGAAGGGTCGGAGCATTAAGTCAATAGGCTACGCGGATATTGAAGACTTTCTTTTAGACCTCAACGTGTCCAGCAAGACCAGGCACAACTACAAATCCGCTGTTCACAGCTTTTTCGTTTGGGCCGTAAAGCGTTACAGCAAGCCCAACGCGCCGATTACCATGCCTGAGTTCCCGATTGTCAATGTCACGCTTGGAACCCGAAAAATCACGGACAAGGCAAGCCAGCTTGCCGTTTTGGAACGGGTCCGCCAGGACTGCGCCAATGAGCCGCGCAAGTGGATAGCGATACAGTTCCTTTGTCACTACCCGGCTTTGAGGCCAGACGACATTAGGCGAATCCATGAGGGAGACATTGATTATCGCACCGGCCGTGTCACAATTCAGCGACCGACCAAAAACAAAAAGCAACGGACCATTTACCTGATCCCGTCCGACATTGAACTATTGCGCGGGCTTCCCCGGGCCATGCCCCACATGCCCGTATTCCGGCATGACCACAACTGGCCCCCCATGGTAAAGGTGGGTGACGTGTTCGGGAAAGACCTCTTATATTCCATCTGGCGAGAGGCCGCCACGGCCGTAGGGCTTAAGGACGTGTCCCTTTACGGTGGAACGCGCCACACGACCGTTACTGACCTTCAACAATATTTGGGTCCAGATGAGATTAAGGAATATGGTTCCCAACACCAAAACAACGCCGCGTTTGCTCGGTACTTTAGTCCGGCCCAAAACCGCATGATGGAAGTAGCCATGTTGGCGGCCGGCCAGGCCCCCGGTCAAGTGGTCCCGATACGCCAAGCCGCCGCCGGTGGCGAGTGTCCCCCTTGGGTCCCCCAAGGCCCGGAAATGCAGCAACGGCAAGGGTCCGTGCCGGTTCGAGTCCGGCCTTCGGCACCATAA